CAATAGTTGTTGTCGTTCCACTGACAGTCAGGTTTGCGCTTAATGTGACATTTTGAGAGCTATCAACAGAAATAGCAGCCGTTCCACCTGTACTTACAACAAAAGTATCTGAGCCGCCACTGATTCCTGAGTTTGTATCTGAGTTAAAACTAAATGCTGGAGCTGCTGCACTGCCATCTGGTGCTTTACCTAAAACATTCGCAAAGGTAATCTTTTTATTAACTTCTGCTCCACTAGCACTTACATCAAGAACAGCAAAGGTATCCCCTGACGCTGGAGCCGTTAAGGCTGTAAATTCTGAAATTTTACGGTTTGCCATTTACGTTTTGATGACGTACATCATTGCTATGTTACGTGGTCTTGTCTCTGCTCCACTGCTGTCACTAACAGACACCGTGATTGTATGACTGTGATTACTGTTGTCATAGATTTTATTCGTATCTGCTCCCTGAGTAAATGCGGCATCATCATTATCACCAACAAACCCTTTATTAGTATTACCCCACGAATCCTCATCACCTGCTCTATTTGATGCTTTAAATGAGTGGTTGTGCGCTCCAGTTGATGAACTTGAACCTGTTGCACTGTGACCATGTGCTTTTGTTAATTCTGCCTGAGAAGTTGCAATAGATCTTCCTGAGTCAGTACCTTTACCATTATCAAAACCCCTTATAAATTCACCCCTTAAATCTGGCAGGTTGAAAGTTGAACTTCCATTGCCTGCACCGTAAGCCGTTCCAACGACAGCAAACAAAGCTGCATAAGTTGTGCGACTAACTGCTGCCCCGTTACATTCCAAATAATCAGAGGGAACAGTTGCAACTGCTATACAAAAAACAGCACCAGATGGAACACCCTGAACAGAAGTAAAACTAAGAACTCCAGATCCATTGGTTTGGATCATTTGCCCACTCGACCCATCAGCAGAAGGAAGTGTAAAAGTAAGGTTTGAACTAACAGTAGAGGCAGCTTGCAAGGCTACATAATGACTACTATCTGAATCAGCAAGTCTTATATCTCCCTGTGCTTGGATCGTTAAGCCATTACTATCAACAATTACTCTTTCTGTTCCAGCCGTTGATAATCCAATCGTATTTGCTGATTTTCTAAATAGTCCTGTATCTGCATCACCATCAAAAGCAATAGCTGGTGTACTTGCTCCTGACGCATCATCAGCCAAGATAACGCCCGTCATGGTGCCGCCTGATCTAAGCAATAAACCAAGGTTGTCTTCTCCTACATCTCCTATTTCTCTAAAGTTTGATCCATCATAAACTTTTAATTTGTCATCACTAGATTTCCCATAAAGCATAAACTTCACAGGGTTACTAGGATCTGAACCGCCGCTATTATTTGTTTTTATCGCATCAAGAATACTGTTAATGTCAGCACGAACAACATTCCCTGCGGCGTTATCAACTGTGAAATTCGTGACCTGTGACACTAGGCTTTTATGTTTTGATTCATTCTATACCCCTTTGCCAAATCCTACAGCCTGATAGGTGAAATTCCTATCAAGAACTGTTGAACCATTGCTTGCTAAAAACTTAACTGTGAACCCTGTACCAGAAACACTTGTAATTGTAAAATAATCACCTGTCGCCATGTTTTGTGCAGTAATCCCAATACTAGGTAAATAAGAATTAGCCCCACCAAGGGAAGCAGTACCAACAAAGAACGGTTTAGCAAATGTGATTGCTTTCCCTCCCGCAGTTGTTCCTGACGCAATTGTTGTCGTGCTTTGCTCTGTCCTAGATGGAAGAATTGCTGTATATCCTAATTGCTGTACGTTAATATTTTGGTTTGTGCTTGTTGATGATAAATTTGCTTTAAATTGAAATGCTCTTGATTTAAATTCGCCATTAGCAAAAAGATTAAACGAACCATAGCTAGAAGCATCTGTACTTGTTTTTACAAAAACTTGGCAATCAGTGTCGTTAGCAGGATCTCCATCAAAGTTTGAAATACTATCAAAATCTGGAATATCATCAATATTGCTCCCAACCAGAACACCAAGACTTTGAATGTGTCTTTTTAAAGTCAGTGTAAAAACAGCACCTAAATCTAAAGTATCTGCAAATTCATAAGTTCCTGTAAGGTTGCTTGCGGGGTTTGTAAGTTGTAAAGCACCACTAGTAAAGGTGACATTTGTTTTATTTCCACTAAAAGGCGTTCCAAGTAAATCTTCTCTTTTTGTTAAAACTGCTAATTCTTGGCCTACGTCTGGAAGATCAACAATAACACTTGTTTCATTAGCAGAAAATAATAATGAATCATCTTGGAATTTTAAAATGTATTCACCTTCAAGGGCTGGAACAATTGCTTCAGAAGTGTTACCTGCTAAGGCATTAACAAGATCAACTGAACCTGCAAACGTACCAGATCCATCGGTCTTGTTGGAGTGCCTTACATAAACTCTTCCACCATGCAAAACATCAGCATCGGTTGATTTATCCCATCTAAGTCTCATTAAATTATTACCAACTGGCTCTGCTGTTAAATTCGCAACATCTGAAGGTAAGGCTGTTTTACCTTGTGCATTGAAGGTTGCATCTAAAGAAGTAGGAGAAGTTTCAAGTAATGCGTTAAATGAAAATAATTTAAATTCATAAGTTCCTGCTTCACTGTTATCAATATGAATATCTGGCCTAAATACAACCTGACTTTCAAAATTTCCATTATTAAATCTGTATTGGATCAAATATTGATTTACACCATCAACAGGAACCCAAGTAACAAACAACCTAGATATTGCAACGCTGTTTCTAACAACAGTTTTTTCTTTAAAACTTATAGAAGTTGGTGGGCTTGCTGGTGCGTTTAATATTGAAACACTTCTTGCAGGCAGGGCTAAACCTTGTTCAATATTGGCATATTTATTTGGTCTATAAGATAAAGCTGTAATTTTATAATTAATCCCATTTGCTTCTTCTACTGTTATCACTCTGAACTTTTGAGCTTCTACTGTGTCACTAACCAAAAACCATATTGAATTTACATTTGGTGCTTCAGATAACGCAGAAGCTAAGTTGATCACACCGTTAGTAATACTTAAAACGTCTTTTGTTTCAACAGAGTTATCTGGCATAACAACGCTCATCTTTTGACTTGCACCCCCAAATGTTGATAAGTCTTGCTCATCATCAACAGTAATTGCAGTTGTTGTTGCAGTATTTATGCGCCCAGAACGTCTGGCACCACTACGAACTGGATCATTTATGTCTATTACTGCTCCAGGTCTAATTGATACGCCTGCATCAACAGATGTAGTAAATGCAACGACTTCTGATTCGTTTTGTTCTGCAAAAAGTATTGCTTTAGCTAATCTTTGAGCTTGACCACGGCTAGTGCAAGCAAAAGCTCTTACATCTTTTTTAACAACGCCCAGTTTCGTTTTTGCAGTACTATCTTCTACAACCTCATAATCTATTTCCCTTGAATCCATATTGTAATAACTAACAGCTACGACAGAATGTCTTGTTTTAAGTGACGATCCAGAATAAGAAAATCCTTCTTCAGTTACATTTGCAAGACTGAATAAAAAGCTTGCATCAGTTGGCTTATCTTGTGCAATTGTTATTGTTCCTGCGCTCCAGATCGGCATGCATCTCATCACTCCACAAAGTTCTTCTATTACATTAAATGCTTCATTTGCGGATAAAATATTTACATTGCAGCTAAATCTTGCCTCTTGTCCTCCAAATCCGTCATCAACTAATGTGTTGGCAAATTTAGAAGCATCGACAAAACTAAATAAATCTAAATTACTATCAGCAATATGATCGCCTAAACCATATCTAGTCGTTGTAAGAAGATCAAGTAATACCATTGCAGGGCATGAGCACCACTGAGCTGCACCCATAGTTCCATTGAATATATAGCCTGTTGGATAAACAATTCTACCTGTAGAACTATCAACCGTAGGCGTTCCAGATGATGATGCCCCTGCCCCTGGTATTCGTATCTTTACCCCTCTTATTCTATATTTTCTATTTGGAATATTACTTACAATTTTACTATCAAGAGTCAAAGCAGCGTAAGCACTATTGGCATAAGCTTGTTTATCGTCTATCAACTCTTGCATTGATAAGACATTGAAAGCATTTATCAAAGATCCACTTGTACTATCAGCCGTTACACGAACAACTTTTATATCAACAGGAAAAGCACCATCAATATTAACTCTGTAATCTTTTGAATACGAATCACTGGTACGACCTGTAACGGTGTCTGAAATAACATCAGAATAACCACCAGAATTATATTGAATTTGTATTTTTAATTGAACACTACCTCCCAATAAATCACCGTTGTCTTTTGCTTCCTGCAATTGTGGAAAGTTAATTGTAACTCGAACAGCATCAACAGTTGTTGTTGTAATTTGCTGCGTTACTCCACCATTCGCAACAGTACAGGCTCTAGGGAAACCAGATATAGGACTTGATGACTGTTGAATTCCTGCTATATGTGATTGATTAGACGTTCCAAAACGAGGTGTAAAAGTTACATCTTGATAGTTATAATCTGTTTCTTGAGGATTGGTTGAATCTGCGCTTGAATTAAGAATAGGAGTGTTATCAAAGAAAACATCTTTTAAGGCAGCGTTGTTATAAGCAGTCGTTCCTTGTGTTCTTCCTTCTTTGGAGGCTGTGGCAAATCCTTCTATTTCACCCTCTGAGATTAGATCTTGCAACGTCACCATTTGGCGACTGTTTAAAGTATCAGGAGCACGTGTTGGCTTTGGTGGAGACTTAGGCCCACCTCCTCCTGATCCTCTTATTATTTTTGTCATGCTGTCACCTGATCAGTCGTTAAATTCATACTAATAACAGTAGAGCCTGTAAATATTTCTCCATAAACAATTGGATGGGTTGTTCCTGCTCTGGATGTGTTTGGCGTTCCACCAAAGTCAAAAGAGATTCGTGGATCTTGATCATTCTCAAACTTTTCAGGTTTAGGAACAGGAAACAACATTTCCGAAACACCACCTAAAACAAGAGCAATTCCAAGATTTCCAGCCATTACTGCTGCACCACCTCCTGCTGCGAAAAAACCTGCACCTGCTACAGGAGCGAAACCACCTGTTGCAATAGCCAATCCAATCAATGCTGCACCAGCAAGAATCTTCCCTGCACCTCCTCCAGCACCAGCAATAACAGGAACAATCTTGATTTCTTCCGCTACTGGATAATGAATTTCTTCTTCTTCTATATCTGTTCCATCTGTAAAAACTTGATAATGCTGTGTATTCATGTGAGCCTCTAACTTAGGCCAGTTCATTAGTAAAAACCTTATAGATTCCCCCACACTATTTACATGAGCATCTAATTTGCTATGCCCTGTGATCTCTCTTAGATCACCGTAAAGTCTAATCGTTTTCAACATAGCGGTAACGTCCTCCCGTACATTTTAGCAACCATTCTGAATAAGGTTCTTGGCAACTTAAGCGATCTGCTAAATGATGTAAAACTTCCCCATTTAAAAAGATTGCAACATGGTTTAACCCCTTACCCATAATTGACATAAATAATAAATCACCATTTTCTAATTTTTCTTCTGGTTTTAATAAACGAAAACCTGTTGTTTCTGCACAATCTTCAAACATTGGTTTTTCTAAAAACTCTTCAGGTGTTGTTGGTCGTTCCCAATCCATCAAGATAATATCTTTTTCCTCTAAATACCAATCTCTAACTAAACTCCAGCAATCAGTAACGCCCCAACACCAAGGTCTTCCTTTCAATGCTGGTCTGTATCCTGTTGGCTCGTAATATCCCCATTCCTCATTCTTAGGATTGACAATATACCAAGGTAAGCCACCTGCTTCACAACTTACTTTATCTGCTTCACTTGCTATTGCAGGAGTCGTTGGATGTGAATGGATAACACTAACAATCTGCCCTAAAGCATCGGCTTTTACATAGTCTTCTGGATCTAAAATAAAACATTGCTGAGAATAAGTTGATAAATTATGACAAGGATAATAAACATTTTTACCTTTGATGTTTAATAACAAACCAACAGATTCTTTTGGGTCTTCTGTTTTAGCGTGTTCTAGTGCTTTTGCTTTCCAGTGCATTAAACAAATGTACCAATAGAGGGGAATACATCTCTAGTGCATTGTCTTTTGGGTAATCTGATCCCTGCTAAATCACTAATACTTGCTAATTCAAACGTAACAACATTTCTATTTTCAGCAACTTTTCTATCTATATAATATATTTCTCTAGGAAATTCATTGTTAGCAGCAGTACTAGGGCTAACAGATTCTTGTGATAATAAATCACTATCCTCTAAGGCAATATAATCTGTTGAATTTTCTTGAACAAAAAGACCATTAGACGCAAAGTTAGTTTCATCTAAAAACTTAGCTAATGTTCTAATTCTTGTTACCTTTGCACCTGTCAAATCATTACCTGCTGTTATTAAATTAACCTCTAACATTACAGCACTAATTAAAGACAAAGCATTACTAATTGTTATTTGTGGTCTAGGAAGTTGCCCTTTTTGAAAAGCAAATCCACTTGCTTCTACTGGATAACGTAAGTATTCATTACTTTGCCAAACAACTTTTCCGTTTAAATCTAAATTACTACCTGCATGAAATCTATATGTCATAGTTGTTTGACTACCATGCAATGTTGAATCTAATTCAAGTTCAAATAATTCAATAATTGCAGAAGGATTGGTCTTCTGTAGATCACTAATAATTGGATCTAGACTCATGGCTCAAATACTTCCCTAAAAGTTGCTGTGATCGTTGCTCTATTTAAGTAAGGAATAGATTTATTCCAACCATCACAAACAAACTTAGAAACTGAACCCTCTCCAGGTGGCGTAAAATCAAAACTAGCTTGATCTAATGCTCTTGCATCTAAAAATGTTGATATGGTGTCCGCATCTGATTCTGATACTTTAAAAGTTAAAGAATAAATTTTTGGGTTTGTATGGGCATCTAATCCAAATAAAATTCTATGTTCGTATCCATCAGCAAAACGAACAGTTCTTTTTACGGGTCTTGATTTTTTTTGCGATCCATAAATCGGATCAATCGATGGAAATGTTGCCATTAACGTGTGCCTGCTAAGAGTCCACCAGGTCGTTGCTGATTAACAAGTTCAGCTTGAACTGCTGCTGCCAGCATACTTCCTAATTCTTCCGCTTGTCCTCCATCTCCTTCAACTTCTGTATTTGTTGCGTCTACGTTCACAACAATATTTGTTGAACCACCGCCGCTTATCTGATTATTAGGAATGATTGTTCCAGCAACTTTTGGCACAAACATTTCAGGCCCACGCTCTCCAACAAGTGATGCTTTTCCTATAGGTGGTCGCCCTCCATTAGCAAAACTAAGATTTGAAAATATATCAAGACCTGTACTTTTTAAAGCTGTTGTAATTCCTATCCTTAAAAAAGAATCAGCAATATCATTAAGAATATTTTTTGCCATTTCTCCAAGTGTTTTTGTTCCTTTTACTGCTTCTACCAAACTATCTCTAATATTTGTTGCGATAGAATCACCAACTTTTTTGTAAGCTTCTTTTAATTTATCTGCTTCTTCTCTTTGTTTCTTTGTTGCTTCTGTTCCATCTTTGATTGCTTTGTTGTTTTTTAAGTTACTTTTAACAATGTTATTTGTTGCCGTAGCTGTACCTTCAACACCTTCTTTTAATTGATTAACAGCGTCTAAATTGGTATCAACATTTATAGATAATTTAGGAAGTTTTGTAACTCCAAATATAAATTTAAGAACAGGATTGCCATTGATAAAATCATTAATTGTTTTAAAAGCACCTATTACCGCTTTAATTATTCTGCCAACAATTGTACCCACAGTTTTACCAACGCCTATTACTGCACTAGAAAATTGTGTAACACCTTCCTTGACCATTATCCAACCTTGTTCCAATTCAAATAAAGTATTAGTCGCATCAACGCCCATTGCTTCAGCAATAGCTTTTCCTACCTCTCCTACTGCCGCAAAAATAGCCCGCGCAGGAAGTAATAATAATTTAAACGCACTTCCAAGAGCCTCTACTGTTACAGCAGCAATTTTTAAACTTTCTCTAATAAGGATTCCAAACTCTGACCCCTCGGCTGTTAAATTTGTAAATGCAGAGCCTAGTCTTGTCAGTTGTCCTTGAATTGTATTTGACGCTGTAAAGGCTGCTTTGGCAGCAACATCTTGAGCAGTTGCTTGATTTTCTAGATTCTTATTAAATGAAACTAACTCGTCATTTAACAAAGGCAATACTGCTGTTCTTGCCTCAACAGATCTAAAAAACTTTGCAAGCATTTCTTCACTTGCTCCACCTTTCTCTATTAATTCGCTTAGGACTCCACCTAAACCTTTTGTTTTCAATGCTGTAGCACTGAAATCTACCCCTAATTTCTCAGCAGCTTTTGATGCTTCAGCAGAAGGTTTTTGAATAGATGCTATCACCATTCTTAAACCTGCAAAAGTAGATTCAACAGGAACACCCGTAGCAGTAACACTTGAGATAGCAGCATTTAATTCATCTATGCCTACACCAGCACCAGCCGCTACTGGTGCAAGGCGACCTATTTGTTGGGCATATTGTTCAACAATGATTTTACCGTCGTTCTGTGTTTGAACAAATCCATCAACTATCTTTGCAGCCTTTTCTGAACTCAAGCCATAAGCATTTAAAACAGAAGTAGTTGCATCAGCAACAGTGCCAAGATCTGAAAAACCACCTGTAGCTCCAAGCTGTGAGGCAGTTAAAACATCTGTTAATTCAGCAGTTTTACTAAAGCCAGCAGAGGCAACATCATAAGATGCTTCTAATAATTGCAAAGACGATGCTTGGCCGCTTAATTCATTAGATAAAGATTTTAATTTTGGTTGTAAAGTATCAACATCAACCCCCAACGTTTTTACTTTTGCGCTAGCAAAATCTTGTGCTTGTAATACTTGAAAAACTTTAGTAAAAGCAGCAACAGCCGTTGTGATTCCTAGAAGGGGTAACAGTGCGCTTTGCATTGCTGCGCCAAGAACTCCAACCCCTACTGCTGCACCCTTGGCAGCGTTACCAGTTGCAAAAAATCCTTTAGGTAAAACGCTTAATCCTTTGTTTGCGTCTCTTAATTTGCTTTGTGTACCGTTAACTGTGTTATTAAATTTATTTGCTTGTACGTCAACAGATCTTAAAGCGGTTATTGCTTGCTTTGCGTCAACTCTTAGTTCTACATTTGAGACTGCCACAACTACACTCTGACTAGCTTAACTATAACCTGAACGGCGTTTAAAAGCATTGGCCTCTTTTTTTTCTCTATCATATTTTAAATCATAATAACTAGCAAAAAAAATAAATTCCTCCTCTGTAAGTTGAGTCCTTAACTCACTAACTGTTTTGCCTAATTCTGTTGCAAGGAAAAACTCAAAATTCAGCCAGTTATCCCCCCTTAAGATTCCTTTACGTTTTCAACCGTCGCCTCTGCATTTATACCAAATAAAAATAACTCGATCTCATTTAGAACATTTTCTGGCAGTTCTGTTTGTAAATTACCAAAATCAGCAGGTGAAAAAGCCTTTTTTCCATCTTCTAACTCTGCTAATTGGCAAAGCATGTGAGTTGAGACAATCAAAGCATCTTCAGAGCCAGCCCTTTCAATTGCTTTCTTTCTGTCTGATCGTGTAATCGCTTTAAAGTATAAACTAACAATTACATTCCCATCGTCATCTTTTACGTCAAATTTCCGTCTTTTACTTAAATCAAACGCCTCTTTCAAGGTGTCGAGTGTCCTTTTAGTTGCCATGGTTTAGGGGTTGTTTAATTAATGCTATTAAATAGCAGATGTAATTGCACCAGTAGTAATAAATGAAATATTGATGATTTGAGTTTCACCAAGGGTTGCGCCGTATTCTGCACCTGTAATAATGCCAGCAAAACCAATTTTTTTTGCTGTTGTTGCAGAATCAGGAAACAATTCAAACAAAGCATCACCTGCATCACCAGTAACTAAAACATCATCAATAAATGATTGATAATCAGAATTACCTGCTGGCTCATACAAAAGCTCTGCTGAACCCTCACCAGAAATCAAGCCGCCGATAAATGTTTTAGAAGTATCGCCTTGCTTTGTTGTTTCGTGAGTATCTTTGGTAACTGATAAAGACCATGATCTGGTTGCTGCAACGTCCGCTTCTGTACCAGCAGCAGCATGAAACATGATCTTCCCAACATCACCTTTAATGGCAGCCATGAGAAAAGAAAAAAGTTATTACAGGTATATTAACCTTTTTTAGTATCTTTTACATTTTTAGCGGCTGTTTTCTTTTCTTCTAAATATCTTTCGCAACGAGGATCCCAGTAAGCTGGATCTCTACGACCCTTTACTGCTTCGATTGCATCAAGCATTTCTTCTGTGATTTCAAGTTTTGCCATAGTTAAAGATTTTCAAAGATCTCAAAAGTTATTCTAATCTGTGTTTGATAAAATCCATCAGGTCCGCCCGTTAATGTTTCAGGTCCAACAGGTGCATCAAAGATTACGCTGGAAACTGTTTGACGGTTGTATAAATCTCTTATTCTTTTTGCAATGGTTAAATTTGCGCCTGCACCTGTCGCTTCTGGGGTGTAAGTATTTAAAAGAATTAAACCAACAACATTATTGTGGGAATCGCTTGATTGAGTTAAATAAACATTAGCGCCAAAGCTAACTTGGCATTGAACAAATGATTCAACGCCTGTTGAGTCATAAGCCATATTGTTAAATACAACAGGGATAACAGGACTGCTTGCAAGCTCTGTTGCCAACCGCCCTTCAATGGTTGATCTGATTGTGTTTAGGTCAACGGCTGCCATTAGATTGCTCCTTTAATTTTTTCATATTCATCTTTAACCCATTTCGTTAATTCTTTACCAATAATTTCTGGATACCCTTTTACTGTTTGTTGTCTTGTTCGATATTTTCCACCCCATGATGGCGGCAAGTTTTCACCATAAACAACTGGTTCTGCATATTCCAAATTATTACTAATAATTCCTTCATATGTTTTGATGTCTGTTTGCCATGAATTTCTAAGTCTTCCAGTATCAACAGGAGTTGCTTTCTTTACCCTTGCCGTCCATTCTAATGTTGTTACTTTCACCAACAACTGTGCCGCCTCATCCATTACATCAGTTATTTGATCAATCCTTATTTTTCTAGTTCCCGTCATTACGACCTCAAAAACAAAGTAAACGCAATCGGAATATTATTTTGCTCATCAGTATTAATCTGTACGATCTGATAAACAACTGAACTAATTACAACACGATCTTTAGGTGATGGCACATAATCCAAATCACCTGCTGAAATAACACAAATTTTGTCTTGTGCCTGAATTAAATCATTAACCTCAGAATTGCCAACATCAGAAAGAACACCATTAACAACTGTATCTGCTGTGCTTTCGCTGATCACTCCCGTTGTTGTGTTATAACTTCCAGCCGTTACTTTTCTAATCGTTACAGATCCACCTAACGCTTTCAATGTGTTAGAAGCTGCTTTTTTTAGAGAAGAAGCAATACCCATTACAAGGAATAAGCGATAACTTGACCACTAGCAAGAGTAATACTTGTGATAACTCCACAAACTTCAGAGCCAACGCCCATTGTGATGCCATTAATAGTGGATGATCCGTTCTCTGTAAGATTCTCAGCAACAAAAGTTGCTTCAGCAGCAGTCAAGCAGTGAACTTTGCCAAACCTGCCTGTATGGGCATTTGTATCTGTAATGATAATGCCTGCTGGATAGTCGTAACCGTAACCCATGATTAAGCCCTTTTGATTGAGATGTTTGCTGGTGTGCTGATTCTAATCCCATTCAGGTATTCTTGAAACAAAGGCGGCACTTGATCAGCACCAACCGCCCCAAAGAAACGAGGTGTTACATTAATTGAACCAATAGCAACAGCATTAAAATTCTCTAGTCCTGATAGTCCTAAAGCATCACGATTATTATTTAAATAAACAGCTAAAACAACTTGAGCTTTTTTTACTCTGTCTGGGATTTCTGTATCAGTGTAATAATCAGCAACCAAACGATTAGGAAAACTTAACCCATAAAGGTTTGTATAGGTATCAGGTTTTCTTACTCCTGACCTCGGCCATTGGAGTGCTTGCGTATCAGCCACCCTTGCACCTAAAAATCTTTCTCTATCAATCCTTTGCGCTGCTGTGTATAAAGCTCTGTTTTGATTATCCGTTGATGAGGTATCCCATGCTTGGACATCAGCATCTAATACCAACCCTTCAACAATAGAATTTGTATCAGAACGGGTTATATAAGTATTAGCGGATGCGCCGCCCACAGTTGCATCAAGACTGATTGCCATTTTCTACCTCTGTTTTTTTTGCTCTTGGCTTGCGTTTGGGTTTTGGCTTTTCTAAAAGAGCAGAGGCCGCTTTTTCAGCAGCCTCGTTTTGCTCCCTCATACGCCTAAAAGCGTATATCGACATTAGCTTGAAGCACCTTTAATGATTGCGAATGAAATGACAATCGCTTCAGATAAAGAGCCAGCAGATACGTTAG